GTCCTCATCTATCACTTTTGAAAAGTCACATTGCTGTTTTAATTCTTCTAAACTAGTTATAAGATTTATATGACCTGGTTTATTTAAATTGTTTCCGCTTACAACACATAATTGATTTTCAGGTATTATGTCACCCATAGGATAACAATGTTCACAACTTGTATTAATCCATACGTCGGCTTCTTCAATATCTTCTGGTATAAAAATAAAATTAGATTGAAAGTGTGTACTTCCACTAATCAGTTCACTCATTGTAGGGCACATGTCATAAGTGTATATTTTCTTTGCACCTTTTTCTTTTGCGAAAGGTACTGAATAAAATCCAAAGCCAGAGTTAAAAATATTTACACTTTTATCTATTAGATCTATTTTACTAGCCCACCATTTTTGTATCTTAAATTCTGTCAACGAAATCTGACTACTTATACTTGGCCACATATAAGGATGATGCCATCTTGTTTCATCAACAATTCTTTGAATTCGTATTACGTCGTTATCTTCTATTAGATACATATCTTTTTTTCTCTTCTGATGTTAGTCCTTCTAATATATGTATAACAGGCGGTAGATAGTCATAATCAGGATGTCCATGTATTCTATGAGTTGTGATCACACCATGTTCGAAATAATTAAAATGATCTTTCATTGGTGTATATGGACCGAAATGATGAAACATAAATGTGTCTATTCCTCTATACGTGAAGAATGCTTTGTCTGCATGTTTTTTTAAAAAATTATATATTAATCTATTTTGACCAGGTTTCCATAACATGACTGAACTATTATATAGAGGGCAGTGCGATATGTTATATAATCGTTTCCATTCTTCAGGTTTCTCTTCAGCCCAATAGTTCCAAGTCATGTAAGGCTTATCATTTGGAAGTTCAAAAAAATATGCTATGTCATCAGTAACGTCAACATCAAGATCAAGATATAATATCTTGTCGTTTTTATCAAATTTTTCATCTAATTTAAATAGTTGAATCTTATTTGAATGAGGAAGGCCGCCTTGATCCCAGTAGTCATATTCATCTTTTTGATACTGATAGTTATCGAACTCATTACTAAACTCTGTAAAACATAAAAAATCAAAAGCAACTGAACTTTTTTCCTTTACATTATTATATAATTGTGTTATAGTATTATCATTATAATTACCCCACTTGGCACATATTACTCTAAGCATCCAATCACCATGTGTTTATCATTCATTGTATCTTTAAAAAAGATGTGCATACTAGGAAGAGTTTCTATAAAATCATCCAGTGTTTCACATATATTTATGTTTCCATTACCAATAGTTCCTGGACCTTTATACTTTAGACTTGATCCACAAAAAACAAATACACAATCTTTAGGATACTCTTCTTTTTTTATGGCCTCTTTCATATGATAATATTTTTCACAATTAAAATTAATGTGCAGTCCGATATCTTTTTGTACATAATCTTTATCAAGAACACAGTCTAAAGTTCTTCCTGATATTTTAATATCTTCTCTAATATAGTCAGTTAGTCTCCAATTTATTTTTCGTATTTCTGCATCAGTTTCGTATAACCAAATGTCTTTTATTCCAAGCTCTAGCCAATAGCGACCGTCATAAAAACAATATCCACCAGAAATAATATTAGTTTTAAAAAAGTCATTAGCTTTATGAAAATTTAATTCTAGTAATTTTTTATAGCACCATTCCTTATATTCATCGCAGTTGTAAATCGAATCTTTGCCATCTCTAATTACTTCATATACTTCTTTTTCTCTATGAGGATAAGAATCACTTATAAACCTTAACGTCATGCTATATGTTGTAAACATCTTCATACTTATCGGATCTTTACCAAATATTTTGTTTATTATACGATGATGATTTATTTCATATGTTTTAGACATTCTATTTTATCCTCTAAAGTCGTGCCAGACATAGTTTCAATAATTCCAGACTTTGATATAATATCTCTATCAAAAGGAATAAAAAAATCTTTGTTATCAGTATTATAAGCCCATGGCCCAAACCTATGAAACAACCAGTTGTCGAACATTCCAAATTGATAAAAAGAAGCCCATGCTGTTTTATGAAGATCCATCCAGACTAAATCACAAAAATAAGGTTTCCAAAGCAACACTGAACTATTATATAACGGATGTGCTCTAGTAGTATAAGTGTGCTGCCATTTATTATTGTCATACGCGTCCCAATCAAAAGCAATCATTGGTCTTTCTATTGGTAAATTAAAAAAATATGCTAGATCTCCTTTAATGTTTGAATCTAAATCTATGTACAATAATTTGTCGGAAGAATCAAAATATTCTCTATCGTATCTAAACATTAATATTTTTTGAAAGTGAGCTAGACCGCCAAGATCTTCTCTTAAAAAATTGCTTTGAATTGAGGTAGATTCTTCAACATCATCTTTTCCTCTATATTCATTTTTTTGATAATGAGACAATCGATCATAAAAAGGACCAGCATAACAATGATTCATAGTTACAAATTCATAAGGTACTGAACAATTATTTTTTACTTGTTCTTCTAATCTTGCAACATGATCTTTAGTGTATCTATCACCCCATCTTAAATAAATTACTTTATTCGCCACTCAAAACTTCTCCAACTATCCCAATTACAGAATACATGTTTTTTGCTCTTTGTATTTTGGTTTTAGTTTCCTGATCAGCATTTTTTATAACAGGTAATTCGAGCACTTTGACTTTAAAAGGAAACAAATATTTCATTTCTTTTGAATTTTCTTCTAAAAATTTTAGCACCTGATTAGCATCAGTAACCGGTTCAGTTTGCTGTTCAACTTTTTTTTCTACAGCTTGAGAAATTTGATCTGAAGAAATTTGTTGACGCTTCCTCATCATATTGTCCCATTTTCTTTCTATACTTTCTAGTGAAAATATTTTCAATAAGTCTTGGAAGTCAGGATGACCCCAGACTACTGGAACGGTGTGAGAAACATGATTGCCTGATTTATTTTTATAGACGACTTCTACTTGTGTTTTTTTGCCACTAATAAAAAATGCGTCTACAGGATCTTCTGAAAAAATTGCCATAATATATCCATTCTAAATTACTCTTTTCTTATTTTCAATGCGTATGTACTTATTGCAACTGGTACGTTTCCGCCAAATGAATCACCATAAGGTAATGCCTGAAAATATCCACCTACAGCATCGCCGAATACAGTTTGACCTGCAAACGCTTTGTCAACTATAGATGTTCCGACTTGTGTTCCTGGTACAGTACCATGTTCGGGTCCATCAATTTGATACACTACTTGATATCCGTGCGGATCTTGCATTTCAGTATCTTTCATTGAGGTCAAAAGAAGATCATCTATACTTCCACTATCCATTTCTCTTATTGTCGGAGAAAAAGAACTAATACTAGTACTATCTATTAACAAAGGTTTGACTAGAGTCGATCCTGGTGATATACTTGAATCGATTGCAGATCTAGCTAAATAATATTTTGCATTAATTACAGCTTGATCGCTATCTTCAGGTAGAGATAAATTACCACCTGCATAAGTATTAACGTCAAATACAGTATCAATAAAAACCGGTGTGCTGCTTATTAAGTTTGATGCTGTACTATCTTGAGTTACAAAATAAACACCTTGATTACCAACACCAGTACCTCCGTTGACTAGTGTATTTATAACAGGCCTTATAAAGGTATCTTTAAAATCAGAGTCTGTCATAGCTCTAATTTTTAAATTTGCGGAGTTGCCGTCGCTTTCATAGTATACCGGATATGATATTTTATTTGCATCATTGTTATAACCAGTATTATCTGGAGTAGATACAATTCTATCAAAGTTTATTGTAAGTGTCGTTATGTTGCCAGCTCCAGCAGAATCTATTTCACTTACTGCTCCACCAACTTTTCTAGTGTCATTCATTGTATTAAGATTGCCGCTACTACCACTAACTACAGTTAATCTCAACCCTTGATCTCTTCCGTGATTAACTATTGTTCTATTTCTCAATAGAGTAATATCAGCATCTGTCATTTCCTGGAGATCAGAATCTACAATTTTAAGTGGTCTTCGAAAAGGCATTATTAAACTCCTGAATCTACAAAACCAAAAATCCTTTTTGCTATCGATCCATCAGATTTTAAAATGCTCAATGTAGAAGTTCTTACTACAGTTATATTTGCAATATCAGAATCATTGGCAGTTATTTGAGCTTGTAAACTTAATATGTCAGAATCGTTACCAGTTATTTGTGATTGCAAAGAAGTAGCACCACCTCCACCAATTGTAGTATTAATGGCTGCAATATCAGAATCGTTATTAGTTATTTGAACCTGAAGATTACTGTCACCTGCTATTCTAGAAATAATTTCAGAAGCAATATCAGAATCGTTATTAAAAATCTGTGTCTGATTACTATCTACTCCAGCTTGAATAGCTGAATCTCTCAGTCTTAGATGATTTATTGCCTGAACTAGATCTGAGTCAGGTAAACTAGAATGAAGACTATCTAAGTCTCCAACGTTATATGATATAACATTAGTCTTTACTCTAAATGCATTAAGTGTATCACTTAAATCTACAAAGGTTTTTCTAGCCATCGTTGTTCATCTTTTCTAATAGTTGTTTCATCATATCTTTTAACTCATTCACATCATCTTTTAACTGTGCAATTTCATCTTTTTCAGCTTCTTTAGCCTCTTTGACTTTCTTTGCTTTTTCTATTTCTTGCTCATTGGTGTTAAGTATAGCTCCAGTTTCTTCATCTTTCACCAAATCTTTTCCTAATCTTACTAACTTCATATTAGACTCCTAAAGCTATAGCTCTTAAATCTTTTATAATGGGAACTAAACTTGAGTTACTTGTTCTCATTACAATCTTAAGTTGAAATGTTGTAAACGGTAGTAACGAACCATTATCGCCACCTATTAAGTATGTATACTCTCTAAATACGTCTTTATTTTCATCACTTGGAACACTTGCAACTTTAGAAGCCAACGTCCAAGAAATATTATCCAGTAACTGATCTTCTGCTATTGCTTTAAAGTAAAGATCAAAATCTGCAACCGAAGGTCTATTAGCGCTCAGTAATACTTTCAGTCCTACAGCATCAGATAATAATGTTATTGGCTTAGTAACATGCTTAGATAGATGTGTTCCGGCAGTTTTATCAGTTTCATCTACATAAGGATATGGAACATTAAATCCTGCGGCAACACTGTTGGATTGATTATCAATTCTGTTTCCTACAAGAATCAATGAGCTTCTTTGTAGATCAATAATTGGCGAAACATAATTGTTGTCAGATGACATTGTAATCTTCATTTGAGCTGACTTAGTCGCTTTAGCTGCGAAGGTAACAACTCTTGGTGCTCCTAGAAAATTACTTTCTTTTAATGTTATATCAGAATAAGAAGCATCTTTTGTATAAGGTGTTTCTGCACCTGCTAAAGACTTACCCGTTGTTTGTTTCATCTGAGCAACTAAACTAGTACTTTGTGGAACAATATTTTCTAAGTATGGGACAATTAAGTCATACTGATAACTCACTGTTGAGGTTACATCTAATCCTCCACCTGAAGTTGTAGAAGTTGCATTTCCACCGGCATTAAAGAAATAACAATCACCTGATATCTTAGTTACAGTTACTGTTTGACTCGCACCAAATGATAGGCCACCGATTGTTCCCATATTTTTCAATATTACTGAATCACCAATATTTAATCCATGATTTTTCATATTGACTTTTATTTCGGCAGATCCTGAAGTTACGTCAATTGGGTTTCCTGGAAGTAGTCTTTCTGGTAGTGTAGCGTTATTTAATATCGCTGTATGATTTCCAGTTGTAAACTTACATCTGTTAATTCTAAACTTAAGATCCATATCATAAACAGGTTCCCACTTATAAGTATTTTGTGGAAGATAAAGGGCACCTATAATAGTTCTCTTTGAAACTCTTTCTTGGGTTGATCCAACAATTAGATCACCTGTTTTTCCAACCCAGATTTTATAATCTTTACTATCTGACTGAACAGCTATAACGTATTCAGCAAATGAATCAAGGAATATTGGTTCATCAAATTTGAACGTGGTTGATGTGGCACCTGTAGTTGAAATGTTAACTGAGGCTGGTGATAGATACTTTGTAGATCCTGGAACTATAACTTCTCTTGATGGCACTCCATTTATTATTGGTATGATCTGAATCCATACAGGTAGATCTGCATCTTTTGCTTTAAAGAAAAGTTCTACAGATGATATGAACATTCCAGTTTCATTATTAACAAAGAATGACTGCGCTAATGGGTCAATTCTTCCTCTAGTATCAGAAGTTCCAATTACTCTATCTGATAGAACGTTAGTGTCAGCTCCTGCAACGGATATATGCCGAGTTGATATTATATTAGTTCTGTTTCTTTCAATAGTTCCAGAAGAGTTATATAAAGCAACTGCTCTTGTTGAAGCATTAGTTTCATCTGAAGTAGTAATATCAAGAAGTTTAAACTCTCTTACACCAGCTCTAAAACTTATTTGTGGAGTATTAGGAATAAAGAATGTTCCAGAAACTCGACCTTCAGCGTCTGTTGTTAAGTTAGTACTTCCTGATGGATGTGCGGTGGCAGCATCTTGTATATTTCCAAATTCTGCACCATCTGAATCAGCACCATGAAAAGTAAACGTTTCTTCTCTACAAAATGATGATACATCAACTCCGTCAAAGAATGGGAAAACTCTTGTATTTGGTCTCATACCAATTGCTTCGAAGTGTACGAGTCTTGATCTTATGAAAGGAATGATTGCAATATCCACAACGCGATCATCTATTACTTTTCTTATTGTCTCTGAAGATACAACTCTATTGACAATGGTTTTTTCTACTGATTCTAAACCACTGTTTAATAACTGAGAAGTATGATGACCAAATGATCTTGTATTTTTTCCTCTATGTGTTTCTTCTTCTGTTACAGTACCATCAAAACTTGTTCCTATCCAGTTCCATTTCCAGCTTTCCCATAACGTATTCTCATCTTTTGAAAGAGTATTTGAACCAGAAATTGATTTTGTTCCAGATTTAAATTTATCTCTAAAATCATCTGATGATGGTGATAAATTAATATGCCCATTAAATTGAAATATATCAAATGAGTTTATATCAATATCTTTTGAAACTTGAAGTTGTTCAATTTCTGCAGAGTCTACAAAATTAAGATAAACATTATCACCTTTTCTTATCACACCAGAGGTATCAGTATCATCTGAGTCATAAACTAATCCTATATTGTTTTCATAATATGCAGGATGTAATGAATGATCTTTTGGATCTATTGAAGCACTATACTGAGAGCTAGTGACTGCTGATTGAGCTTGATCTTTAAAATTGTCAACAGAGAATCCAACTTTGACTCTTTCGTTTCCAGACGAATCAGTCACTGATAGTTTATTAGTATCGAGCTCAAGTATACTAAGGCTATGTAGTTCTTCTATTCTTTCAACTCTTTTTTCAATCTTTCCAATGTCTTTCATTGTGAAGCCTTTTGCTTCAATTAAATCATATGCGACGTCATCACCATTAAGAGTATTCGCACCCATTTTTACTCTATACAGTTCTAGCGAGTTTGCCGGAGTTTCTGGAAATTTTGGGGTTAGAGATGAAGATCCTTGAATGACTTTAATATCACCTGTTTCTGTAATCGTGATCTTATCATTTCTTGGCTTAAAATAAGTATTATCTGAAGTTAAAGTTGTTGTATTCTTTGGAAGACCGATGATTCTGTGACCGGAGCCTGAAAACTCATCGTTAAGATCTTTAGTTGGTCTAAAATCATAAACATCTCTAAGTTTAAACACTTCACCAGTTTTAGAAGTAAAATCTAGAATCTCAGAGTATGGTGTAGTGTTGTAAGAATTAACGTTATAAAAGTCTCCAGTGGACGTATGAGTATAATGTCGAATCGCTGCACTTATTAGTCCAGGATTAGAGAATTCGCTTTTAAGAACAAGTCTACCTTGTTGGTAGTATGCATCTCTTTGGCCATTATCGAGCTCAAACATGTGAGCAACATCTAGTCCACCACCACTATCTTTATTGATAGATTTAATCTCCTTAATGTCATTCACACCAAGCTTTAAAGCAGTTATAACATTACCCATTCCATCCGATTCAACAGCAGCTGTTCCATTGACAACTTGTAATGCGTTCAATTTTCCTTTTGCTGCAGCTTGACCTTTGTTAACATAACCAAAAACCGTTATTTGTTTATTTGGAATATTAGTACTAACACGACCAGCTGCAAAGCCATTTCCAGTAGGAGTACTTGGCAGTGTAATTTCAGGACCACTGTCTGCTCTAAAAGCTAACCAATCAGAAGTCAATGTAAAAGTCTCACCGGTTGCAGATAAGTTAACATCGAATGCACCAGTAGAATCTGTTGTGCCAACAAATACTCTTTGAACAGCAACACTGATGTCAGTGATTGCTGATGGTCTTACTGAAGGCAACTTAAATAACAAATTTTCATTGTCAGCTTCAAAAAGTTCTGCTACAACATTGTTGTTTGTATCAGTTTTTGTTTTTAATATAAATGTTTGAGTTGTAGATATTCCTAGTGTTCTCGCTGTTCTAAAGTTAGATCCAGAGTTTATTTTAACATCAAACAAGAAGACTTTAAATGTTCCATCAGTAAGTTTTTCTAAAGATCTTACTCTAGCAGATCCTATTATACTCCCGGCAGGATTCGAAGCATGAGTTGATATATTTAATTTACTATGTGCCGATATCATATCAGCATTAATCTTTACACTAGAAGCTATAACAAAGTTACCATACTCAATTGAGACTGGTTGATTATTAAACTGTATAGTATCAGTAGATCTTGGAACATCTATTTTAGAAGGCGTGGGGTTATTAACTCTATAACCATTAACGTAAGCCGTCCCTTCACTTACAGTAAGTTGTAAGTTTGAAACATCAGCGGAATCATATGAAACTGTGAAAGGATTAACTATATAGTTTCCTGATTCTTCTTTTGTTCTTTGTGCAATAATATCGTTTATTCTATTGTAAGAATTTTGACCGTTATTTGTTTCGATTATTCTTGAATTTTCAATCTTAGCTATAGGTACAAATGTTTCACCTGCAGCTATAGAATCTTGAGTTACTAGTAAGAGTTTAATTCTGAATCTATCAGCTCCAGGAGCTGTTTGATTTAATGAAGCTCCTTGATTATCGAATAAGTTAACATCATCATCGACACTTACTACGTCTTGTGTAACTTTAAATCCAATATCAACTGTTTTAGATTTATCATACTTTGATATAATCAGTGATTGCGCGTCTACACTTATAAAAAATCCTTGTACAAAAAAGTCACTCGCACCGATACTAACTCTAACACCAGCACCAACAGCTGGATTTGAAGCAGTATTCACAGTTTGAACTGTCATATTAGATGCACCAACATTAGATGATAGTTGTTCGCCTGGTGTAACTCTAATCGGTGTAGAGCCTGAAGTTCCTGCTATACTGTTTGTGTATCTTACGTATAAAGTGTTTGGATCAGAACCTGATGAAGCAAATGTATCTAATATTTTTATTATAACACCGGATGACTGCCCAGTAAATTCTGTTCCTTTGATATCTGTTGGAAAGGTTGCATCAGTTATTTTAATGAATTCATAGTTGCTGTTTATAACTAATCCACCAGGATTGACTGCAGCACCTTCTTTAAATATATTTTTTCCAAATCTTTCAATTTCTTTTTGTATGATAGTCTGTAATTGTGTAAGTTCTCTTGCTTGAAGAGCTCTTCTAGGATTAAATAAGATTCGATGAAAACCATGGCTGTCTTGATAGTCATCTTTATACTTACTCGCAAATAAATTTTCAGTTAATGTAGTTGGCATTTATAAACTCTTAAATTTGTAAAATAATTTTTATGTCTTCATTCTGCGATGATGATCTATCAACAGGTGTTCTATTATTTAAGTATTGTAACTTCACAGAAGCAGGATTTATTAAAGGTGATACCAAAGCCGAATCAATAACACCTTGTCCAGATCCATTACTTTCAGTAAGTGTTTCACCATCTAAAAAGCCTCTAAATCCAGTTGCATCGGTCTGATGAAAGAATACTTTATTTGAATCAATATTATCGACTAAAGCTTTTGCACCTGTAGTTGTACCAACTATAAGTTTATCAGTAGTAAATACTTGAGTAGTTGATGCAAGTGTCAAATGTTTCAAACAATTTCCAGTATTACCGGTGAATGCAGAGTCATTAAGACTTTTTTGAATTCCTTTTAGTATTCCTACTTGTCTAAAGTCCTGTCCAGTAACAAAATCAGAATCAGTTCCTTCAACTTTACAGTGCACACATATTGAAGATGTTTTTAAGTCAAACTTTGCATTCTTTCCCCAACCATCACGAGGGCTTATTACTGCCCTTGCCGATGCGCCAGTTCCACCTCCACCAACTAACGTTACTGTTGCATTAGTATATCCTTGTGGATAGTCTAGAGTTGATGAATCATTTGCAAATTCTATTTTTTTAACTGTTCCTGAGTTACTATCGATGGTTGAAAATGCGGTAAAAGAACTATCTCCATCACCCGTAATCAAAACTGTAGGAGGTGATGTATAACCATTTCCAGCATTAGTGACAATAATTTGTGTTATTTGCCGCTTATCAGCATTATTTTGTATTTCAAATTGTTTTGTATGAGCACCACTAGAATTGGAATCTACTGATGATATTATTCTTGTAGGCATAAAGGCTGCTGTCATAAACTTTCGAGCTTCGTCTTCAGTTATGGTATATAAGAATTTCCAAACGTAACCATCTGCCGTTTCAAATGCATCATTATTAGATCCACTCGGTTGTACAGTTGATGGAACTGCCACTCCTAAATTATTTTTTCCACCTCGTAAACAAATATAAACACTAAAGCTTTCGGTTAATGCATAAAAAGAATTTGAGCCATATCCTACTGTTTGATCGTCCCACCCAGCATAAGTTGTGCCACTTATCCAATTAACTCTTGGAATTACAGTAGAAACTCCAGTAACTTTCTTTATGCTTTGTAAGCTGTTTCTAAATTTTCTTTCTTCATTTAGATTATTTAAAGGTGTTGGAGCAGTATCACTACTATCCCATTGTTCAGACTTAGCAAATCCTATATATGTAGGATCTGTTACATCTTCTATAATTGTTACAATTTTATCTACGATAGCTAACTTTAATCTATCTGTTATTATAGCCGCCATATCATTTTATCCTGTATCGTGTTAATGTTATTTATACTTGTTTTATCAAAGATTAGACATATAGTTCCATGTCCTTCCATGAGAATCATATATTCCTTGATCAAAAGTTTCTTTCGTGTTATCAAATCTAATATCAGTTGGAAATCCGTTCTTTACTGCTCTATCTAATCTTGGACTACTTGCATCGGCCATATCAAATATTGATCTATATGTTTTATCAAGCACTCCTACCGAATCATCTTTGTATTTTAAAATCGTTTCATTTGGATCCATTCTTACAGTAAATACTCGACTTGTCCCTGGATTAGCCGATGTATAACTTATAGATGAGTCCTTTAGTCCAAAAGCATTATTACTGTTTGCTGACCACGTAGTTGTATTGCTATCAACTTGATTAAATTCAGTCATAAGAGCACTGTCACCTGTCATTACATATGCTGTTGCACCCATATTATCTATAATAGTAATATCAGGGACATCGCTCATTACTATTCCAGCGTTATCATCAAATACTAGTATTGGTAAAGTTGCACCTTTAGTCGAATCAAATATTGGAGCCAATGCAGAAAATACAGTTCCGATCTCTGGTTGTATTAGTACTTCATTAGAAAGAAAAAATCCACTAGGATGAACAAATTTCTTATAAAGTTCTCCCCATATACTAAAAGAAAGAGGAACTTTTAACATGATTGATAATATTTGAAAAGCTGCGCCGTCCTGTATTATACTATATGGGTCACCTACTAAATGATCTGAGTCATTCAAAAAGAATATATCATTTTTTGGATAACTCACCTCAACGTCTTCTCCAAAAAATGCTCTAAAAAAACCTTCTGCAGAGTATCGAGATCCTTTTACTCTAAAAAATCTTGCAAAATTTCTTATAACTTCTCTTGGGCTATTAAAAAAAGATTGTGACATTCCTTGAGCAAACTCCCGAAACATGTTATCTAAATGTTGTAATGAAGAAGCTTCGACGTCACGTATTGTATAAAGATCTTGAATCAATGCACCAAAGTTATCACCACTATCTAAAAATTCATAGTAAGATTCTAAAAATGTTATTAAGTTTGGATAGTCAGTAGTAAAATGTTCAGGTAGAACTTCTTTCACCATGTTACGATGAAAAGTTACGTCAAGTCTTCCATAATCTGTTAAAGTTCTTTCGACCATTATAGTGTTACTCTTACGCCCTGTCTGTCAATAGCGTGGTTAACTATTATTCTAGATGGATCATGTTTATACACAAAGTTTCTTAACATCGGAATAGTTGCTTGATTTTGTGGAACTGCTGAAAATTTAAGAAAATTAACTCCGGCATTGATTAAATTTAAATTAAAATTATTTAAATTTAGTACACCTGTAGACGGAAGATAATCACCTATATTATCAGTAACAACCGCGTCATTATCATCAACATTAACTATTTGTAAAATTGTTGATCCAATCTTATTCACTATTTTGCATTTTCCATTCACTCCAGTTACATCAAACGTTGTTGACTCGACATTAATTTGTTGTGATCCTTCACCAAGTATTGCCATTGGAAAAGTTACAGTGTATGAAGTTGGTTCATTTAATACAGGAACTAATCTTACTTGCACTTTTACATCCATTTTTGAGTTTAATATGCCTGCATCAATCTCGTCTATTTCAGTTAAAAGATTAGATCTTCTAAACGTTTTTGTAAATCCATTTATTTTTGTATTGATGTGATCAGTAATTGCATCTCTTGTATTATTTTCTAAGGTTTGAGGAGACTTTGAAGTTAGATCTGGATTTACTGTTATCACGGTATGTAACTCTAGAAATGTTTCTATTGGATCAACAAATACTGGGGTAATTGACATTACTGATAGATTATCGGAAAAGTTTGTCTTGATAGAATTTTTAATAACAGTTTTAGCTGCATCTGAAAGACCAGTATTAAAGTCAAGACCAATGTAAACTTCCCCATAAGCTATTGGGACGTTGTCCTGTCCACCCCAAACTGATACATCAGAAACTGTTGGAAAGTTTGATGATATAGTTGATTTATAATCATCAGGTGTAACTAATCTTTGTTGAGCAGCAAATGCCGAAGGTGCATTTTGTCTTATTGATTCTATTCCTTGTCGATCTGCACCACCTGCAGAATTTGCTTGTGGTACTATTGATACTGCATAAGCAGTGCCTCCTATAGTAAATGCGGCAGTAGTTGTAAACGCTTTACAGCCGTTTGAGGTTGCTCCAACTGTCCTAGAATATGTAACGACTATCTTACTACCGGCTTCCGGTGATTTCCCAAAAGTAACACCGTCTCCGAAATTTAATTCATAAGTTCCATTCGGCGCTTCTCTTATAGTGTAATAAGTAGATTTAGCATTTACCGTTATAGCTCTACTTAACGGAGTATACTCTTCACTTTGATCTGACGTAGGTGAATTAAATACAGTAACTACTGTACTGTTTGTATCAATGTCCACGTCAGGTATAATATAAACTTGTCTATCAGTTTTTTGACCGACAAAAAATGTTTTAGTTATTAATGTCCCTTCAAAAGCTACGATTCCAGCTGTTCCGTTAGCATCTTTAAATGTATATAATCCAGCTCCATCATCACTCGCAGTGTATATCTCTCTTGTAATAAAATTCTGATTACCGTCTTCGTTGGTTCCTACAAAATTAGTTCCTATAGGAAGAGTTAAAGTCTGTGGTCTGCCTGAAACTCCAGTCAAATTTATTGTTGCATCCAAAGTTACTTGTGAAGAAGTCTTTGATCTTATATCATATCCTAGAGATTCGGCATGAGAGACTAAAGATGATCTAAGTTGAGCAGTGTGTATAAATGATTCGTTAGTTGCTAGGTTTGCTATTAAACCATTAAAATGAGTATTATGCGCCAAAACATCTAATATATTTGATAAGCCTGCACCATCAAAATCAAAGTCTGCAAATTCTGTTTTCTTCTTTAAGAATTCCTTCAATGAAGTCTTGATGTTATTAAAGTCTAAAGCGGTTGATTGAATATTTGTCGCCATTTATCTTAACCTCGCAATTGTAGTGTTTATAAGTTCAGGTTCAGACATGCTACCAACTTTGAATTGAACAGTAACAGACAAAGAGTTTTGATCTGGTTGTGCAATTACTTTTGTAGTAACTTCTCTAGCTCTTGGTTCGTATACTCTTATTGATTCTGTTATTCTTTCTTCAACTTCATCTTCTAGTCCATTATCTGCTAGTTCAAATAACATACCTCCTAGATTAGAACCAAAATCTGGTTGAAATGGTTTTTCAAGTCTTCCTGTCCTTACTATGGTTTTTATAGATTGTTTTACTGCAGCAGCATCTACCTTCTTAAATATGTCACCTGATATTTTATTAGTAAAAAGCAAATCAATGTCAGAATACTGAGTCTTTCGGCTCGTAAGTAAAGATGAGTTCTGATTGCCGTCTTCTACTGAAAATGCTTTTGTAACCATTTTATCCTCTGTAATTATCCATATTTATATAGTTATGACAGTATTTCGACCAAATCAGAAGAACTCTGAACTTCAGAATTAAAAGTTGTTTCTAGGTTCATGTCATAGTTAGTTCTATAAGATTCAGGTATAGTTGGAAGCTCTATTAAAAGCTGACCATGTAATGTTTTGTCTGGATTAAACTTGTCGAATGCCAACGTCAGTTTATTATAACTGTACGCATCTTTTAAAAATTCAGCAAAATCGAATAACTTATCTAAAGCAATCTGTCCATTCTGTGAATAAACTTCATATCCGACTGCTCTGCCGTCCTGCGCTAGATCATTAAAACTTTTTGGAGTTGGTGTTTCTCCAGGACCAGGTTGATAAATGCCTTCAGCAACTACTAAATTAAATCCTTTGAATAAACTTAAATGTCTAAATATTTCTATAACGTGAGCTTGAACTAATAAATTTCTTGCTATTTGTTTTCTTTTTTCAGTATCGACAATATGATTAAGAGTTGTCTTTTCTCCAACAGCTCCAGTAAACTTAGAGATAGGTATTCCTTTTCCTAACAATGTAGTATGTTTTATTTCAGAAAGATTGTTTGGATTGAATCGAGCCTCAACAGAAAATGTTAAAGTTCGTGCTTTAGCAGCGGCCTCAGATGGTTTGTACTTGTTGTCAATCACTGATCTACCTGTTTGACCAATTATATCATGACCCATTCTAGGTGTAGTATTCTTTCCTTTTACTTTTTCAATTTGGCCAGGAACAGCAGAAGCAAATCCAGATGATAGAACACCACCGGCTACTCTATCTGCAACAAAGTTAGTATTTTCAAGATTCTTTTTATCTTTTAGTTTAGATCTTGTTTCTCTAGTGTTTGTTTCTCCAGTTGTTATGCCACCTGACGTAACAGACTTATCATGAAAGTTTTTAATTTCATTGTTTTCATCTATACTTACTTTCTTCGGACCTATCTCATTGTTAGTTAATAAGTCAGTAATCTCTGAACTTGTTGGCTTTTGAGTTTCTGTACTATCAACTGCATCAGTATTAATTTGTGCACTTGGAATTTGTACAACAGCGATACCACCAGCCACAGAAGAGTTAACAGCAAAGTTAGCCGTGCCATTTAACGATCCATGAAAAGTCGTAGCGTATGCTGACGTAAAACTTGCTGTTGGCGAATGTATAGTATTTTCAAGATACATATTCTTTCCGTAATGAATCATATCTTGACCACCAATAGTTCCTTGTGCACCAATAACAGAAAGATCAGTAGCGGCAATGTTTACTTTTGGACTTGTCATATTAATTTCTGTTTCAGCATTGAACAAAGCTTCTGCTCCGTGATTATAGTCCGCTCTTTTCTTTATCATTTGTTGATAAGTACCTTTAATAAAATTACCAACATTAGAAAGATGTGTGTTTATTGTTTGGCCAATAATAGTAACTGACTTTGACTTTAAAACAACTTCACTCATTATTCCATGAATCTTTTTTCTATAAGAACCAACAATATCAACTATCCAGTTTCCTTTTACTTTTAAGTTGTAGTTACCACCAACAGTTAGATTATAATCTCCGGAAACATTCATGTTTAAGTTTCCGAAGTAAGAAACATTTCCATCTCCTTCTACAACAAGCCTATGATCTTCTTCAACGATATCAATTCTATTTTGTTTAGCATTAATAATAATGCTTCCATCTGATTTAATGTCTATACCTGCCCCGGTATTGTGTTTTATTAATATACGCTCACCACCAGGTGTATCGTTTATTTCAATAATATGACCAGAAACTGATTCATTTATTGCAGCCATTGGATACTGTGTAGAAACTTTTTGAGTAAGATTAGTATCAACGCCAGGAATACCATTTCTTAGATCAAGTTCATTTACGTCGTCTCCTCTTACGACTCTATTAACAGACGGTTGATTATGATAGTCACCTCTAGGAAACTGCCCTGTAGGATCATTAAATGCATCTTTAGGTCTTCCTTCTGCATTAACAGCACCTTCACCTTTGTCTTGTATACGTAGTTCAAGTTCGTTATTTTCTGTTGTCATTTTTTTATCCTACAATACTTGCGATCTGAGAAGGAGTTGCTGGCCCATCACTTGGATTTGTTACATTCTTTTTTCCAAATCTTGCTTCAACATATGTACCAACATCAAAACCTGGATCGACTTTATTATTATCAAAGTCTTGGTGACCAAACACTTGTCCTCCAGGATATATCATAAAAAATCCTTTTAAGAACATATCTAAAGTTTTATATTGAGCAGGCGTAATGGATTCGGAACTGATATATCTGTTTGGATTAGAGGTTCCAGATGGACAGTTATAACCTGCCACAAAAGCAATTCCTATACTGAATTTATTATGTCCCGCAGCCTTTGCATGCGCACCTTGTAGCCCTACAGGTCTTCCTCTTTCAAGATCACCATTTCTTTTAATTACGTAATGATAACTGCAACCTTTAAATCCTCTCTTAAGTGCGATGTCATGAAGCTCTTTCGCACCCACATGTCCTTGATCATTAAAATGTGCACTCCAGTGAACTATTACTTCTGTTACATCTCTTGATAAGTTTCTTAGATCGGCTACTAGTTCTTCCATCGAACTTACTTTTTCAAAATTATATCCACCACTGGATGTATTAGTTGAAGATCCTGACCATTTGTTTCCTATTGTTGCAAGATCTCTAGTGTTTCGAGTAGAGTTACCCATGCTTTTTAATGATGAAGACTTGATGTCAATAGCTTCCGCAGCAGACGGTGTTACTTTTACTATTGATGACTCAATGTCTGGTATGTTTACATTTACATTTTCTCTTTGAGTTGCTTGAGTAACGATTTTTATTGCCTCGTTCTGATTTCCTTCTAACAACAAATCTGTACACTTAATGACTTCATCTGATGTAAGACTATTTAAAGAAACTGATTTTAAAAATTCTTCTAAGTAATTTTGACTTTTTACAACAGTTTTTTGTGTCAAACCAATATTTGGATTACCACCTAATAAGTCGCTTACTAAAGAAGCTATATTTGACGTTACACCACTTAAGTCAGTATTCGTAGTGGTAATCTGAGAAAGAAAATCTGCGCCAACAGTCATTTTTGGTAACGATGTTTGAGCTGCAGACTGTAATGAACTTGGAACCACTGCAGTTAGTTTTCCTATATCTGGTTCTATTCCTGACGCATTAAATATTCCATTTTTTATAGCTTGTGGTGACCCACTCATAATATGTGCGTTCATAAAGCCATCACCAGATAAACTCGAAGAAGTCATCTTATTAATATTTGAAACTTGAGATGATGTCTTTTTTAAAGACGGCTCAGCCTCTTCAGTAACTTGAGCAATAGGTGGCTCAGATAATATCTCAGAAGGATATTCATCTGGTTGAGTTAGCGCTTTAATTCCACTTATTGTTTCGTTTATTTCTGATCCTAGTTTAGTACTTTGGGCAGCCTTTAGTGTTTCAGCAGCTTTTTCTATTTCACTTAACTGATCGTTAAATCTGCCTGTAATAGGAACTCTTGTTAAAGTATTATTGACTTTACTTACTGGAACTTTATTAATAATTGTCATGATCTTGCAAACCTTTCAAAACTTTCCTTTGCATCTGCTATTCTCTTTGATAGAGAAGGACTTGTGTAAACTCCGTCTTTTATTTTAAATGATGGTCTTTCATAAAATCTACATATTATAGTTGTAGCCTCAGTAACTGTTCTAGCATTTCTAATCTTAGCACCAGCACTTTTTTCTTTATTTCTCAACTCATGAACTGTCCATTGAAGTTGAGCTTCGAGATCTTCTTTAGTTCTACCTATTTCTTTTGCATAATATTCTAATCCTTCAAGTCTATCTCCTCGCCATTGCGCCAGTCCAAAAGC